GATCCCTACTACTAGTAGTTAACATGTTAATAACAAAATTTAAATTAATTGCATTTTTTCCTTTACAAATGAGAAAAACTAGTGTATAATAGATCTATAATTAAAATTTAACTATTTACGGGAGATTTATTATGATAGTTACAGTCACTTACCAAGACGAGTTCGGTCCAAAGTACAACGCGGCATCAATCAAGACGCCATGTACGAAAGTCAACGAGGCTCTCGAGTACGCCTTCACTAAGACACAGAATGTCTTCTATAACTGGTCCGAGCGAGACATCGAGGGCATTGATATATGTCACTATAAGTTCGACGGCTCACCACTTCGAAGCTCAATGGTCGGCGACGAGTTTACTGTACAGCTATCCGATAAGGAGTACAAGAAGTTCATCTGCGATAGAGTCGGCTGGAAGGAGGTTGCATAATGAAGAAGGCAGAACACATGATGAGTTCAATGACTATGACAAAGCTCGCTGCATATCAAAATGAATACACTTCTTTAGTGAAGTTACCTAACCCGTCTGCTGATAATCTCGACAGAATTGGCTTACTCGAAATCATCTTTACTAAACTTGATCAAGGTAAAATTCTAATAAGGAGTGCAGCGTAATGGCACACCGCTCTGACGAGATCAACACGAAAGCCCACCCCTTCAAGGGCGTGGTCTGGCCTGTTACGGGTTCGCGTGGAGACCAGTACGAGGTTCGCATGTATGACAGCGGATTCGACTGCACCTGTATTGCGTACGCTAAGTGTAAGCATATCAAATCTGTTGAAGATAAAATTTTAGGTAAGGATATTCCTTTAACATGTTAATAACAAAAATGCAAATAAGTGAAAAAAGTCCTTTACAAATGATTAAAACTAGTGTATAATAGATCTATAAAATGAAAAAAGAAGGAAACAAAATGTTCAAAATTTCAACCGAACGCTCAGCTATAGAGCACTACGCTCAGACTAATGACGTAGACAACTTCATATACGACGGCTTGAAAGGCTTCGTTGCTTTCGACATGTTCTGCACAGACAACGAAGAGTTTCTCCTCGAGCTTATTATGGCACACCTTGATATCATCAACGGCATTGATGCTCAGTTTCCAAAGCTACCGGAGATCGTATAATGAAAAACTTATTAGCAATATTAGGTATCGTAGGCTGCATCATGATAGTAGGCTACATCGAAGATCCTTGCACTACCGAGGGTCTACCAAAATCATGTATCGAAAATAATAATTAACAGTGATAGGAAGGATTATATAATGTCACATCAAGTAGAAACAATGGCGTACGCAGGTGAAACCCCTTGGCACGGATTAGGTGTATCGGTCAGCAACGATCTCACACCTCCACAAATGATGAAGAAGGCAGGCTTGGACTGGACGGTCGAGCAGGTTGACGCATTCGTCGAACTAAACGGTAAGAAGACACCTACCGGTTGGAAGGCTCTCGTCAGGAGTTCTGATAATAAGATCTTGACCAACATCGGTCAAAACTGGAATCCCGTACAAAACGAGGAAGCCTTTAACTTTTTCAGTGAGTACGTTCTCGCTGGTAATATGGAAATGCATACCGCTGGCTCACTTAAAGGTGGTGAGATGGTATGGGCCTTAGCAAAAGTTAAGGAGTCATTTGATCTCTTTGGTGGTGATAAGGTTGAGTCTTATCTCTTATTTTCAAATCCTCACTCTTACGGTAAGTCAATTGACGTGAGGTTTACTCCAATTAGAGTCGTATGTAACAATACATTGTCTTTATCTCTTGAGCAGCAGGCTGCAAGGTCTGTAAAGGTTGGTCATAGAACTCAGTTCGATGCTAGCACAGTTAAGAAGGCACTAGGCATCGCGTCTAATAAACTTCAGACATATAAAGAGATGGCTGAGTTCCTTGGTTCTAAGAGATATAATATAGATACTCTTATCCAGTATTATAACGACGTATTTCCAAGAGCTACTGATAAGAGAGTTATGAATCAACCTCTTTCATTGGAAACTCTATCTAAGAATGCGAAAGCGTGTTACGATGTTATCGAAACACAACCCGGTGCTAAGTATGCCGAGGGTTCTTGGTGGCAGGCTTTCAACAGTTACACATTCGTAACTGATCACTTTCAAGGTAGAAATGCTGACAACAGGCTCTACTCTTCTTGGTTTGGTGGAAACCAACTTAAGAAAAGAAATGCTTTAACTACTGCGATCAAGTATGCGGAGATGGCATAATGACCGACGGTCCATTAAAAAGAGCGTTTGATCTCCTAGACAGCGACGGTGTGCTGTCTAGAGAGCTCACAACTTATAGAAAACGTGATGGCATGCTTATAAAAGAAGTCGTTACGAGAACTTATACCGATCGTGATTATATCGACGGTACAGTAACAATCCCAATTTGTAAAGTGGAAGGAGAACAATAATGGGTATCATAGCACTAGTATTAGGAATGTTCAGTATGGACACTCAAGAATTTAGAGAGACTGCCAACGAGCAGATGAAGGATGGCTACGAATGGAAGTACGTAGGTAAGCAAAAACCTGAAGGTGTTCCTGCCATTACCATGAAGTCAAATGGTGAAGAGTACATCTTATGGAAGTTAACTAAATGAATATTCAAAGAAGTGTAGCAAGAGATGCTGTGGCAATATCAAAGGGATTAGACTTCGTTAAGAATGAAATATCTTTTTATGAGACTGTGTCAAAGAAAACAAAGTCAGTTAAGAAGAGACTTGAAAGATTGTATACTGCACAAGAACATCTCATTAATAGTCCAAAAGAATCAAAAAGTTTAGTAGATCAACTGAAGGAGATAAATCAAATATGAAGATACTAAAGTATATTGCGTGCGCCGGCTTAGTAATGACGAGTCCAGCATACGCTACTCAGCCCTATAACGTTCAAGTTAACGATCATCAAAAGACTGTTATTAAAAGAACACCACAGGTCGTTGAAGTTTGTTCTGAAAGAAATGTGTCTGGTGACAGAACTGGCGATGCTGTTATGGGTGCTATCATCGGTGGCATCATCGGTAACAACGTAACTAAAGATTTACCTGACGGCGGCACTGCAGGTGCAATCATTGGTGGATTGCTAGGTCATCAAAATAGTACAGCCAATAATGGTACTAAACTTGTTTGTAATAAGATGACAAGATATAAAGAGTCAATGGAAACTATATACTCTCATTCAACAATAACTTTTAATTATGATGGAAGAACTTATACAGTGAGGTTTCAAAAATGAAACATAAACCAGAAATGATAGCCGCTTGGGCAAGAGAAAATGGTATTCGCGGATATGAGCAATACGATCCTCAGTATAGAGAAAATGAAAAAAGAAAAAGTTCTCAAAAGAAAAGGTTTAATAAAACTGTAACATTCAAGAAGCGCGGTCGTTAATACATATTAGTATGAACGAATTAATTAAAAAGGTATGTAAGATGGAACTAGGTAATCCCGTTATAACGGCGCTTGTTGGACTTATAGTTTTTTATATAGGTCTTAAAATGTTTTCAGGTGGAATGAAATCCATGGGAAACTTAGAACACTTAAACTTTTTCTTAGGTAATCCAATTTATATGTTTATAGGTGGTATTGTCATGACATTGTTATGGCAATCATCATCGTTATCAACTACGGCGATCATAGCCTTAGTTGCTAGTGGAGCTCTTCCCCTGCCGGCTGCAATTGCCGCAGTTCTCGGAGCGAACATTGGAACCACCGGCACAATTTGGTTAGCCGGTTTTTTTGTATCTGATGGCATGCCAAAAGGTGATACACTACGAATAGCTATAGCTCATAGTGGTGCAAATCTTTTTATGGCAGTAATGCTTTTACCTTGGGTACATCACATCGCAAGACTTCTCGGAAGATTTTAATTCACCTCTCCTTTCGGTGATAAAAAGCGTCTCAATGCGAGTCTGAGGCGCTTTTTTAAACTCCAAACTAGTATAAATAGAATCATGCTAAGATTCAAAACATATTTTAAACGTTTGGAGGAGAGAGTGCTATATAACCCTCTTACGCACGCTGATCTTATTAAGTATTTACCTAAAGGAAATACCAAGAGACTTGATAAATTCTTTGATAAAATTAAAAAAGGCGAATCGTTTTTAACCAAAAAGGGTGATGCTGTCATTAAAGACAAGGCACCTGATAGAGATGAATTTATTCAAAAAGGCTATAAGAAAGTTTTTAACACTACAAAAGGCCAATTGAAATATCCTAGTGATTTTTTAAAAGGACCTGATTTTGATGGAAAAGGAAAAGGATCAGGAACTGCAGCTGAAGATAGATTCCTAACTATGTTTAGAACGGAATTAGAAAATGCAATGGCTAAAGATGGAGGAGGTGCTTTACCAATGCTAGTAGGTGGAAGAGAAGTATTGGTATCTGGTGTTGGCCAACCATCTGGAACACCTAAGGCTGACTTTTTCTTATTAGACGATCAAGGTGAACAGTGCGCATGGTTATCACACAAAGATGGAAAAAAATCAAATGACTTTCAACAGTATGGAGGACTTACACCAAGAGGAACAAAAAATGCTTTTAAGCAAAGTATACAAGTAAATTCTTTTATTGATAAACTAAAAGAATTATTTCCAAATGGAATGAAAAGTGGAGATTCAGTGAAAAGAGATATTGTATTGAATAAAGATGGAAAAGATATAGCTTTAAAATCAATTTATGGAATAAACTATCAAACTGGCTCTGGAAATAGAGGACTAAATAATATTGATGAGTTTCATCAAGGTGAAATGAAAATATTTAAAAAAAGAGGCAGGTATAAGATTAAATCAAACCACTCAGCACAACATGGGTTCATACCTAAAGATGATTATAAATGTATATTTTATGCAAGATATTCCAGTGACATGAATCACTTTGGAATTAGAAGTTGTCGTGCTGGAGTATTTACTTCAACTAGACCAGCAAAGAAAACGGAATTTGTATAATGAGATTCATTGAATTTATATCAGAACAAAAGAACACACATATGACTCACATTGAAGACAAGGTCTTATACGGAGGAGTTGATGGAACAAGACAGGCTATACTCGCTCTAAGATCATTACGTGACATGGTGGCAGGAGTTAAAGATGGAAACGTTAGCGTTAAGTGGGACGGCGCACCCGCTGTTTTCGCTGGTATTGATCCTCGTGACAATAAATTTTTTGTTGCTAAGAAGGGGATCTTCAACAAGTCTCCAAAGGTATACAAAACTGATTCTGACGTTGATGACGATACTAGCGGTGATCTTAATCTTAAACTTAAGGCCGCATTAAAATATTTACCTGAGCTCGGTATTAAAGGAGTAGTCCAAGGAGACTTCTTATTTGATACCAGCGACGTTAAAACAAAAAAGATAAAGGGCAAGACTTACATTACCTTTCATCCTAACACGATCGTATATGCCGTACCTTCAGGAACTGAAGCCGCAAGAAAAGTTAAGGCAGCAAAGATTGGAATTGTGTGGCATACGACATACACTGGCAACTCATTCGAAACTATGAAAGCTTCTTATGGAGTTAATACTAGTAAGTTTAAAAACAGCAAGAACGTATGGTCACAGGATGCGATGTTAAGAGACATGACACAGTTTACTATGACTAAAAAAGATACGGAGGAAGTTAATGCACATCTTAGCAACTGTGGCAGGATATTTAATAAAATTTCTGCTACTACCTTACGTACTCTCGAAAACAATGGAGACCTTGCTCAACTTATTGAAACTTTTAATAACACTTATGTACGAAAAGGTGAAGTCGTTGGCAACACCAAGACCCACGTTGACAAGCTCATTGCACACATCAAACAGAAGTTTCAAAAAGAGATAGATAAAAGAAAGAGTGAAAAAGGTAAGTCTGCTCAGCAGAAAAAATTAGATGATGTACTACAATTCTTTTCACCTCAAAACAAAATTAGTTTACAAATGATGTTTGATTTACAAAAATCTATCGTTCTTGCAAAATTAAAAATTATAAATATACTAAATAGGTTAAATGGCGCACAAACTTTTCTTAAGACTCGTGATGGGTATAAGGTAACTGGTCAGGAAGGGTATGTCGCTATTGACAAGCTTGGTGGTGACGCAGTGAAAATTGTTGATCGTATGGAGTTTTCATACGCCAACTTTTCACCAGAGATTATAAAAGGATGGGATAAACCAGGGAGGAACTAATGGCCCCACTAAAATCATTTTACGACGTAGTAAATGAACTTTCTATGAAGAAAGACAAAGATCTTCCAAACCTTAAGATTCCTGTAAAAGGAAAAAAAGGTACTTCCAAATATATGAGAATGAAAGTCAATAAGGTCAATGCACCTTATACTTCCGACTATAAAAAAGCTATGAACGCTTCTGTACAGAGTGCAGATCGTAAACCAGAAAAGTATATGAAACCCGATGGCAAAATAGGCGTTCGTATGGTTAAGACTGACAAGGAAGTTATTAAAAAAGAATCAATAGACAATCATCCAAAAGTTAAGGCAGCTCGTAAAGCACACGCTGCAGGTACTTGGGACGGTAACGTAGATAAAGAAGGCGAAGCGGTAGTTCACATCAACGGTAAACCTCATACAGTAACTAATAAAAGCAAAACTAAAAATCTTAGAAAAGAAGACACGTCAATTAATAATGATGTTGATGAGGCTTTAAACTTAACACAACGTATGAAACGCTCAAGACTAATGAAGC